AACGCCTTGGGGAAGGAAGTTATAAGCCTAAAGAGAATTTACAATTAGTTGAGAACACACGAGCTCTTGAATTGGCCAAGAAGCTGGACATAAAATACATATGTAGCACCGACGCTCACATGCCAGAACTTGAAATGAAAACTGTCCAAAAAGTAAAAATGTGGAATAAATCAAAAAATTGGGAATTTGATTATATCTACTATTTACATGATTATAAAGAATTTAAGAAACAATGGATGGAAGAATACTTTCTCTCGGAGGAAATTTTTGAAGAGGGCTGTAAAAATACTATAGAGATAGCTGATAAATGTCAAGATCTGGAATTGGAATTTAGTCATAAACTTCCTAAGATACAGTATGAGACCTATCCTGGGCATAAAAAGAACCAGACTAACACCGATCTTGTGGTTGAATTGGTCAAATATCACGATAAGGTAAATTTAAAAGACCCAGTGTATACTAATCGTTTAGTAAAAGAATTGAAGGTTTTGGGTGATAATGGCATAATTAATTTATTAGATTATTTTCTTTTATTGGAAGACGTCTGCCGTCATTGTAAAAAACAAAATATTAGATTGGGAGTAGCTCGTGGTTCAGCGGGTGGCAGTCTTCTTGCTTATGCTCTTGATATTACTGACCTTAACCCTATTCTTCATGGTCTGTCTTTTGAACGTTTTATTAATCTCGCTCGTATTAAAATGGGTACATTTCCTGACATAGATTTAGATGTTGAAAGTGTGCGACGAGCTGAAGTAATCAAATATATGCAGGAGAAGTACGGTGTTGACAATGTGGCTCTGTTTGGTACGATTCACACAATGAAAGTTAAATTAGCGTTAAGAGATACTATAAGGATACTAGATTCTACTTTACCACAAGAGAAGATTGATAGCATGGCCGCTTCTATTCCGTGGATAGAATCAGAGAATAGCTCATTGGAAGAGATGGCCGAAATCCTTGATCAGTCTCCCGCCTTGAAAACATATTTTAAAAAGAGGCCAGACATACAGAAGGCTCTAATTTTGTCTTTGGGTCAGATGAGGCAATTTGGCGCTCATGCGGCTGCGGTTTGTATAAGTCCCACCCCAATCAATGAATTTGTGCCTTTGGCTAAAAAATCTAAAGATGAATTCTTTTATACTCAATATCCTATGGGGTATTGTGCTGAAGCTGGTTTGATTAAATATGATATTTTGGGTCTTAAGACCCTATCTGATATTGGTGGGTGTCTGGACATGGTATATGAAAGAACTAGCAAAAAGATTGATCCATGGAAAATACCATTAGATGATGAAGAGACTCTGAGGGCTTTTAATAGGGGCAGAGACTATAATGCCACCATATTTCAGTTCAACACAGAAACTTTTAGCGATTTATTAACTGGTGTCAGGGGTGAAAAACTGCATTTTAATGACTTAGTGGCTCTGAACACCTTGGGTCGTCCGGGAACTTATGACACAGGCATGCATTTAAAATGGATTGAGAGACGAAGGGGTGCACCTCCTTCAGTTTTACATGCGGCCATGTGGCCTATCCTTAAAGACACTTTTGGGATTATTCTTTATCAGGAACAGGTCATGGCGATATTAAAATTAATGGCTGGATTTAATGACGAAGAAGCTGATGATATTAGAAGGGCCATTGGTAAGAAAAAAGTTAATTTGATTGATCATTATGGCAAAGTCTTTAGGGAAAGGGTGTCTACATACTACCCCGATGTTACTCCTAAGAAAGCTAATGATATTTGGGACAAAATTCAGTCGTTTGGTCGGTATAGTTTCAATAAGTCTCATTCAGTTGGGTATTCACAAATAGCATATGTCTGCCAGTATTTGAAGACACACTATGGATTAGAATGGTGGTGTTCTATTCTAAGAAACGAGACTGAGGATGATAAACGAAGGTCTTATTATCAGTTTATACGTAAGAAGATGGCTCCTTACGACATTAATCATTCAGATGATGCTTATTACATCAATAAAATCAATGGGAAGGAATTGATTGTCCCCCCTATTAGCTCCATAAAATTTATTGGTAAAAAAATCATGGCGAAAATTCGTAAGCAGCGCCCCTTTAAATCTTTTGATCATTTTATGGGGTATGCTTCTAAAGCTTCGGTTACCTTCAAAAAGAATGTAATTATGAACATGATTATTGGGGGGTTGTTTGGCTCTATAGAAGAGCGGACGGAGCTAGAATTGATCGAATGTTTTTATAAGACCTACCTTGGGGCTAAGATTAAAGCCAATGGGGAAGGTAATAGCAAATTTAAGGAATGGGAAGAGAATTATAAATGTATGACTAACGACATATTGCAGCAAAAGAAGATGGAGCTTTTGCCCCATAATAATGTTGATCTTAATGATCTTCTCCCAGTAGAACATCAGGCTAAATACGATAATTTTAGTGAGGCTTTGGCCAAGGGTGATCGGGACCCAGTTAGATTAATAGGTCTAGTCCTTGAGGTACATAATATTAAGACCAAGAGTGGGAAATCAATGTTCTTTGCTACTATAGCTAATCAAGGGCTAAATATACCCTTAACCGTGTTCCCAAATTGTGCTACAAAATTTAGAGAGATTTTTCGTAAGGGAAAAATCGTTAGAGTTAATGGAAGAATAAATTTTTATGGTAGTAAGTATGGCATTGCCGTTGATGATGCGGCCGAATTTAAATCTTAAAAGGAGAAGACATGACTAAAAAATTAGAAGATTCTACTGTTATTGTGGCTTTTATCGGGCCTAAAGGGTGTGGGAAGACCACAGCATGTAAACATCTAGGTGCTAAGAGTGATGGGACGATATTGACCTTTGCTGCTGAATTAAAGAAACTGTGTAAGGAAGCTTTCCGTCTTTCTGATGATCAGGTTTATGGAACTCACAAAGATGTTGCCTTTGCTAAGCCCATGGTACTTACAGAGAGAGCAGTTAAAAGGGTTACGAAAGGCATGGATATCAAACTTCATGAGTTTAATCCAAGCCACAAATTTTCGTGGTCTAAAATAGCTGTTAATAAATTCCCCGTTAATGCTAAGACATTTAACAGCCCTAGAGAGATTATGCAGTATGTTGGAACAGAACTGATGCATTCACTTTACCTGCCATTTCACTGTGAAGTAATGGGTCCGAATATTACTGGAGCTGGTTATTATTTTGTAGATGATTTAAGATTTATGAACGAATATGAATATTTGAAGGAATTGTGTCCTTCACTTAAGATTGTGTTGATCAAGGGACGCAAAGAAAAGAAAACAGGGAAAGAAGAGCATTCTTCAGAGGCTGAATGGAAAAAAATTGACACAAATTATACTATTAATAATTCAAAAACGATAAAAGAATACAGAACTAATTCAGAAGAACTCTTTGATACTATAATAACAGATATCGAAAAAGACTATGCAGACAAACCAGACACTAAAAAAGTCATAAATAATATCTTAAAGGACGATCATGACCCTAAATTTGGAAAAAATAAAGTCAGAGTTGGTAAGTTTATATTCGAAGCGAAAGCGTAGCGTTTGGTCGATTCGCGGAGTTTCTCTACTGCTAATCATTGTACTGTTTTATGTTGGGCAATGTGCTAGTGAAGTAGGGGAACTTGTTGAGGACACCATTGAATCTAACCCCATATTATCCGTAATTTCAACAATAACCGATAAAATTCCTAATCCTATCCGCGAAGCCATTAAAAAGAAAAAAGAGGAAGAAGAATCTGGTGTTGACATAGCTCATAAGGTCGATACTAGGTCTAGTAAATTCCGGACAGATGTTCATCTGGACGCTGGAGTTTACACTGATTTTTTCCCCATCCAAGAGAAATTCTTATTACCAAAACCAGGAATAGGTTTATCGGTCTTTTCTTATGGCCCCAGTTCTAACGAAACGCATTGGAGATTTTTACGTTTTGGGGTTGGGGGTTGGCTCAACAGCGGCCTAGATTTAACTGTTGCTCCGGCCATGTACAACATAGGCCATAAGTTACTCATTATTACTAATACATATATTTATCCTCATGTGGGGTATAATGTGACCAATAACCGATTTGTGGCAGGAGTGGGAATTTCTCTCAGTTTCTAGCCAGAATCAATTTTATACGGAGGTTTGTATGAGTGCACAAGATTTATTTAACAAGGATGACGACACGAAGGTTTTAGATGAAGAACTTTCAAAATGCGAAGAGGAATTGGCTTCGTCTGGTGGTGGTGGTAACAGAAATTATTTTAAGATCGCAGAAGGAGAAGCTGGTAACAAAGTTAGACTCCTTCCTCCTTTGAAGGGGATCAAGACTCCGTGGTATCATGTTCCCATCCATTTTAATCTTATGGGCGCTAATGGCAAGAAACTGCCAGTGTTGTGTGGTAAAGACAATTTTGGTGAGTGTCCGCTTTGTGAAGATGCTCAGATGTTTAGGGATCAGGGCGACGGCCTAAAAGCATGGAATGCCGCTGCCAAAGATCAGTTTTTGTATAATATCATTACTGAGGATGGTGAATTTGCCGTTCTTACAGCACCAAAGAAGTTACAGCAGGAATTGATTAAACAATTTAAATTTGCTCGTTCTGATGATGGCGGTGAATACAATCCTTGGGATATCGAGCAGGGCTGTTATGTCAAGATTGTAAAGACCAAGGGTAAAAAAGAAGGTAATCAGAAATTCCCGCCCAATGTTTGGTCTGTCCATCTCTTGAAGCGTACCGCTGTTGATGCTGAAATGTTAGAAAAAGCAGCCGAGGGCATGACCGATCTTAAGAGTATGTATAGAGTGTTTAATGTTGAAGAATTAAATGGCCTTCTTAATGGTACGTTTAATCCTTTTGAAAAGAATGACGAAGCTGATGATGTGGCAGCCCCAGCACCAGCCAATGAAGAAAAAGCGGGGGAGGAAGCGCCTCCGGCGATTAAAGATGATGCTGACGAAGTAAGCCCCCCTGTTAACGTGGAAGAAGACGTTAAGGACGTTGATGAAGTTTTGGACGAGACAGACGAATTAACAAAGAAATTTCTTAACAGCTAGGGGGAATGATGAGCAAATTAAAGGATGTCATGGACATCTTATACAAAGACAAGTCTGTGGTTTCTGCCTCTACAATTTCTGAGTCTTCCCCTATTCCAACCCCCTCGCCCAGTGTAAACTGGGCAATGGGAGGGGGGATAACCCCCGGATATTTACATTGTTTCAGCGGTCCGGAATCTAGTGGGAAGTCTTTTTTTGCGATGGCATGTGCGTCTGAACTGTTAAAAACTGACCCAGAAGGAATTATATTGTGGTTTGACGCTGAATTTTCATTTAGTAAACATTGGCTTGACGTCATGGTTTCGCCCGATGATCACGATAGAATCATAATAAAGAGAACCAATCGGGGCATAGACATCTTTGATTATTATTATGACACAATTATCGGTTTGGTAGAAAATAAGGGTTTAAAAGTTTTGGGTTGTGTTTTGGATAGTCTTCAATCCATTGTGGCTGTTAAAGAGGCAAAAAGAGCCAATACTGAAAAGATCATTATTGGCGATTTGGCTTCTTATATGCCCGGAGCTTTGAAAAAAATTCTTCAGCCTTCTAGAGTGCACAACATACCATGGATTATCATTTCGCAGGTTAGGCAAGACTTAGATCCCGGAGCTAAATATAAAGGTAGGACGCTTGTAACTACTGGTGGAATGGCCTTTAAACACCATATCGACATTGAAGTATTCTTCGAGAAGATCTGGTCTAAAGACAGTAAAATTTATGGTAGTACCAAAAACATGAACGATAAAGCTGAACAAATGGGGCATTCGGTGAGAGCCAAAATTTGGAAAGGTCGAGGTGTAAAACCACATAGGGTGGCCGAGTTTAAACTTCATTATGAACAAGGCATAGTAGACGGATGGAGAGATGGTGCACTTAGCTAGCAACCTTGGAGTTATTACTCGTAAGGGTAGTAATTATTATTTTGAAGGACAGCTTTTGGGGAATGGGAAAGATAAGACCACAGAGATGGTTGCGGCCTCTCCCGATTTACAAAAATCGATCATGGAGGCTGTCAGTAAAGCGGTATCAACAGAGGCTTGTGCTGATGATGTTATGTTGGCCGAGGCTGAGGATGAATTGGGAGATATATAATGCGATCACTTATCGTGGGAGACATACATATAAAAGAAAATAACATAGGGCTAGTTGATTTAGCTTTTAGTGGGATTCTGAATTATGTGGAAGTGAATAAAATCAAGAATGTTAAATTTCTTGGTGATATTTATAATCAGCGGGCTTTGATAAGGACGAGTCATCAGAGATTATTAGTTAAAACTGTGGCTCGGCTTGTTAAGCTTGGGTGTTGTGTTGACATTGTAGTTGGTAACCACGATTTTGATTCTTTGGATAGTAGAGATACGCACTCCTTGGACGTGTTGGATTGGCTTTTTAGCGACAGCGTTAATATTTATGCTGATAACACGTTCAAGGATGGGGTTATGTATCTTCCGTATTCCACCGACTTTGATGGGATTAAGGCATTCATAGATAAACATCATAAGGATACCAAATGTGTTTATTGTCATCTTCCTATTAGTGGATTTCACTTGACTCCGTTTCATAAAGAAAAGAATGGCATACCCCCCACTTGGTTTAAGGGATTGCCAAGGGTATTTGCTGGGCATTTTCATATGAAGCAAACCATGAATGTAATTGTCTATCCGGGATCTTTATTAATAAACACATACGCTGAAGCTGGTATGCGTTCGATATTAATAGACTATGATATGGATACTAATAAGATTATTGAAATTGATTTGAAAACCATTGTACCGTCTATACCATTATATCATGTGGTTATGGTAGATGGCATGACCAAGAATGTTTCTTATGGTCTGATCGATTTAGATAATGATTATGTTAAGTTTGTTATTGTGGCAGATATTATCGAAGATTGTAGGAAGAAACACGATGAACTTTTGATAGAACTAAAGGATAAAACTGGCAAGTTTCAATTTCAATATAAAACCAGTAAGATGGAAGAAGAACGTATACCAGAACACATATCTGTTGAGGCCATGTTTTTACAATACGTCAAAGAGAAGTATAAAGACGACGAGGTGCTCACTAAACGAGGTCTTGAATACATAAGGGAGTCCCATGCCCAAATATAGCTATAAATGCACAAAATGCGGACATGAAGGTGATAAAGTAACGCTCTATGCTGAACGGTACAATGTGGTGTGTTCGGAGTGTGGTGGGGAAACTGTCCTTTCGTTTTCATCTCTTGGATTTGCTGCCGAAGTTTTAGATACGGTAGATCGAGATAGAAACAAAAAAACGATTAGAGATGTTGGAGACATTTTACAAGACAGAGCTAAGAAACATAAATTGACTGACAAGGAATCTTCGCACTATGTTGAAGAAAAAGGAATGACGGAAGCAGTAAAACGCGGTTATTTTGATAAGGAAAAGAAAAAATGTATATAAATTTTCAATCTATAGAAGCTTCTAATTTTTTGAGTTATAATGACATGAAACTTTCTTTTTTAGATGGCATTAATGTCATAGATGGGTGGAATGAGGACGCTGAGACGTCTAATGGTAGTGGTAAGTCGTCTATTTTTGACGCCGTGTCTTGGTGTTTGTTTGGATTGCTACCTAGGAATTTGAAATCGACTGAATGTATAAAATTTGGCGAGACTGAGGCCCACGCGGTATTGACTTTTAGTGATCTGAAGGACAATGTATATAAAATTAGAAGAGAGGCTAAACCGTCTAAATTATATTTTTGGGTTAATGACAAACCAGTCACAGCCGAAAATAAAATGGCTCTACAAAGTGTTATAACTAAAAGAAGCGGTATGACATATGAACTCTTTAATAGAACTATTTATATCTCTCAAGGGTCTACAACTAAATTTTTGACTTCTTCTGAAGAGAGTCGCAAAGACATCTTATTTAAGATTGTTAAATTGGATCAGATTGATATAGTACATGATACTGTTTCTGAAGATTATAAAGAGGGGGAACACGAAATAAGACAATCTGAGGTCCTTTTAGGTAAACAATTAGAAATGCTTAAAGAATATGCATCCTTGATGCAAGAACACGCAGAGAGAGCCAAACAATTCTCTTTGGATCGTGAAAAGGATCTTATATCTATGGATACTGAGATGGGATCTTTAGACGTTGAAGTATCGTCTCTGGCCGAAGAACTTTCAAAGATTAAAGAAATACAGATTAATCGCCCACAATATGCTAAAGATTGTGAACAAACGCTGGTTGATGCTCAGGATACATTGCAAAAATTAGAGACCCTAAAAGAAAAGAAGTCTACTATCAAAACGAAGTTGAATGCGTACTACATAGAAAATGATAAATACGAATTTGAAACTTCTTCTTTGGAAGCGGTGGACAAACCGTGTCCGTTTTGTGCAAGGCCCCTAGATGATTCTTTTGTAGAAGCCAAACTTAAAGAGACTAAAGAGGCTGTCACGAGCAATTTGGCAATAATGAAGACATTAGAATCTAAAGTATTTAAAATTGATAAGGTTTTGGCGAGCCATTATAAGCTTACCATGGATAAGATTGAAGAATTCAATCAAAAGATTGGGGAAACTAAATCCTATGAGAAGGAAATAGAACAACTGGAGAAAGCACATCATTCTGTGTTTAATAGACGAGAGGGTTTGAAGAGAACCAGGGGAAAATTAATGTCTAGCCCCAATACTTTTATGGAAGTGAGAGCTGGGATTAAAGTGAAGTGGCGGGCGCTTTACGATAAGACTACCGTTGAGAACGACAAATTTGCTTCTAAAAAGAAAGATTTGAAACTCCTAGAAAAATTGAAGGGGGTGTTCGGTCCTCATGGGGTGAAAGCTCTCATTTTAGATGGTATTATCAATGAGCTTAATCAGACGGTTCGGGATTATTTGTCGGTATTGTATGAACAATCAGTAGCCATAACTTTTAAAGTACATAGTCATACTACACCAAAAAGAGGAACTACATATAAGATTTCGGCCGAATTTATTATCAATGGCCAGGATTGGACTTTTAATGCGCTTTCGGGTGGAGAGAAAAGACGTGCTATAATAGCAGTTGATTTTGCTTTATCGAAGATTATGTCTAAGAGATATGGTGATGGGTGCAATTTACTTCTTTTAGATGAGATTACAACAGATCTAGATGAGCATTCAAGATCGAAATTTTACGAATTGTTGGGTCAAGTAGGGGAAGACAAAGCCATTTATCTCGTTGATCATGCCTTTGACAGGAATAGTATTAGAAATGCCAACATTATGAAAGTGAGAAAATCTAATGGTACAAGTACACTAGGGATTTAGAGTGTTGTGTCATAATTGTAATCATGCGTTAGGAGCTTATGGATACTGTCCACATCAAAAAAATGATATCGATAGACCCAGGGTCTAGCTGTACTGGAATAGCACTCTGGGAGGATGGGAAGTTAATAGATGCTTCTACTATTATTCCTCCCCACTTCCTGCATTGGACGGTTCGTGCTAAGATAATATCTACATATATCGGACAAATCATAAAATACTGGAAGCCGGATGTGGTGGCCGCAGAAAAAGGAATATACCGTGGGAAGGCGAACGAGGTACTTCTCTCATTACTTTCTATGATAACCCTAGAGGCTTTGGAATACGGCTTGACCATTGCTGAAGTCAATCAGTCCACTTTGAAAGCACACATGGGATCTGGAAGATTTGAGAAACTTGATGTGGCTCAAGCTGTAGTAGATAAATTAACTACAATTAAAGAAAAAAATATAATTAAAAAGGTCATTAAAGCTGAAGAATGGGACAAATCGGATGCTGCGGCCGTAGGAATTTGGTATTATGAAACCCACTAAAGAGAAAACCACATACTTACCTCTAGATAGTACGGCTGGGATGACTGATGAGGAGCGTTTTAAAGCTTTAATGAACAGCCCTCCAGAGGACATGAGTTCAATTATGCCTGCGGCCAACCAGTGGCTTGGTGAATATGGGGTAATTAGTGATTGGCACATTAATTGTATCATTCTCGAAGCTTTGAGCAGAGATGAACATATTATTAATGTAGAGATGGACATAGATAAAGTTAAAAAGTATATGAAGTGTAGAGTTTTAGTTGGGATGGTGACGATTATTTCTAAGAAACGCAAAGCCAAAATCGTTGAATTATTTCGTGAGATAGGGGCTAAATACGCTAAAAAATATAATATAGACCTAGAATTTAAACATGGCAAGAAAGACAAGAACAATAAGGAAGCCAATCTATATTAATAAAGGGGCTTAGACATGGCAGAAGAAGAAGTAAATCAACGGATTATCCCGTTGGAGTTAGACGAAGTGTTGTTTTTTATGTGGGCCAATGGCATGTCTCATGACGACATTGTTGCCCATTTTAAAGATTCAGATACTCCTTTTGATAAAAAACAATTGTATAGATATGCTCATAAAAGGGGTTGGGTAAAACGCAAGGAATCGATAGAAAGAGAAATTAAGAAAGATTTTGAGGACATCTTAAAAAGGTGTCAGTCTAAGAAAATGTCGGCCATCTCTATGGCAATCCAGACAGTTAGTGATATAATTATTAAAGATGTGGCAGATTATAGGGAGAATCCTGAGGGCTTTTGGAGGGATGTTAAGGATTTCAAACGTCCGCGCCCTTTTTGGATGGCCAAGAATGTTAGCGATCTTTCAGAACTTTATAAATTACAGAAATTCTTAGAATTGAGCGATCAGCAAGAATTAGATGAAGGTAGAATTCATGAGGGCGAGAAGGCTGCTATACTTCAAGCTCTGGCCGATGTTCAGAAGATTAAAGCTGCTGAAGAATATAAATTATTACCAGAAGGTGAGATTGTTGATGCAGAGGTAGAGGAAATTATTGATGGTAAAAACGAAAAAGATAGACACGACATTGATCAAGAGGATCAGGGACCTACCCTGTGCGAGCAAGACTGAGTTAGATAATTTTTTCATAACTTTTTTTGGTGTTCATCTTGCAAAAGTCCCCTTGATGCCTGGCAATAGCTGCCCGCTTGATTTTGCGTGGGATGTTTATAAAACTGCCTTAGCAAGGGTTCTTACTACTGACGATGTTACTAACTTTATGTCTATGGCAAATCGTGGTGGTCAGAAGTGCGCTCGTGGTGATACTATGGTGTCTACTAATTCTGGCATTAAACGTTTAGACGAATTCGTTGATAATGATTATATTTCTTCTTATCCTAGATCAGCTATTGGGACAGGCCTTGAATTTAATGGCATTAGGGAAATATGGCGTATAGACACCCATAATGGGTATTATTTCGAAGGCACTAACGACCATTTGGTGTCTACTTATGATAATGGTGTGGTTTATAAAACTATAGAGAACATCACTAAAGATGACCATATTATGGTTGGTGGTAATAATGGTGATACCAATTTTGCAGAATACAATAATTTTGATCTTGGTTATTTAGTTGGCGTGTTGATTGGAGATGGATGTTTAACTATAAAAGATAGTATCCAATTAGAAATCCAAGATTTGGGAGTTTTAAATAAAACTAAAGACATCTTAAATAGGCAATATAATATCCACTTTAATTTAAAATTTAATAAGACCAATAATTGTTGGAGAGTTAGATTCAAAAGGACTAATTTTAAAAAATGGTTATTGTCCATGGGACTGGAGGAGGTCACTGCGCCTCATAAAAAAATTCCTAAATGCGTCTGGGAAGGTAATACGGATATGCGTTCTGGGTTTTTATCTGGATATTTTGATACCGATGGTAGTTTAACTTGGGGTAGGGGGAGAGGCTCTCATTGTAGATTCCGGTGGGGCGTTGCTTCCGAACAACTTATGAAGGATTTACAAGTATTGTTAATAAATTATAAGATTAAGTCTCATCGGTCTCAAAGGAATTTTCAGGCCGCTAAAAATAATAAGGCGAAACGTGGGAAAACTTATACTTCGTATAATCTGTGTATTAATGGCATATTCGCCCATAAATTATTATCTTTAATATCTTCATTTAGTACCAGAAAAACTAGGGTTAAGGCTTTTGCTAACGCCAATGGAGCTAATCCTGATACACTGAACGGTGATACTTTCCCTAAAGATAAAGTGTGGGGATTGGTTGAAGACATAAGGAAACATTACCAAGACAATTATAGATTTGATGATAGGTATTATGTTAGGAACAAAGCCAACATTGGTGGTAAATATAAAACCATTACTAGAAGGAAATTAAAGAAATTTTTAGAAGTCTATGAGATGTGTGATGCTTGTGATTCTTATAAAGAACTTAAATTGCTCATAAAAAGTGGTTTTTTCTTAGAAGAAGTAAAGAAAGTACATAATATTGGTATTAAAGACAAGGTTTATGATTTAACTGTTCCTGATAATAAAAATTTTCTGGGTAACGGGATGGTAGTTCATAACACCCTCACGTGTGCGTGCGTCATTTCTATTTTGTTGATGCATGACCTTTATAGAGATATTATTCACATGGCGTCTATTGCTGCGCAGGCCAATGTCCTTTTTGAAGTGTGGCTTAATAAATTTGCTGCCCGCCCTTATATGGAAGATGTGTTTACCAAGTTAACCATGCGCAAAACGGTGTCGCGTACTACGAAGATGTTGACAGTAACTCATGGTACAATGGATGCTGTGAATGCTCATCATGGTGGAATTCTTATCCAGGATGAGGTTGATTTAACGGCTCCCAGAGTGTTTGGTGAATCAAAGGGTATGCTTGTTGCTTCCCAGGGGCGAGTACCATTGAACGTTATGATTTCATCTCGTAAGTATGCAATGGGTAACATACAGACTATCTTAGATAAGATTGATGATGATCCGGAATTTTCTAAACGTATTAATGTGCATAGGTGGGGACAGTTAGAGACCACGAGGAAATGTGATGATGAGCGGTCTGGCGAATTCGGTGTAGAAATTATGGTCAACGAAGATGATCTTTTGGCCCTTCCTATCAAGGAATGGCAGGGTCTCTCGAAGACAGAGCAATCTAAATATCAGATGATAGAGGGTTATAGAAACTGTCTTGATTGTGGTATTTTTTCTTTCTGTCAAGGACTTCTAAAGAAGCAAGTAGAGAATGTTCATCTAACTCCGATTGATGTTACAGTTGATAACTTTCGCAGAGAGAGCGCGGAATTTTTTAAGGCCCAACGTCTTAATCGTAAACCATCGACTAAGGGTCTTATATATGGTTCTTATGATTCAAAAGTACATGATAAGAGTGAACCGGAGATCGCGTTATTGTTGTCAGAGGCTGAAGAGACAGCCAAAAATACCACAACGTTGGCGGCTTTATTAGAATTAGTTGTTAAACTTAAATTACCATTATATATAGGAATGGATTTTGGATACAATGAAGCTGCAGCGGAATTAATAACCGTGGATAGACAGACTAGAGTGTATATCCTAGATGAATTGGACATGCCAGGATTGTCCGATCGTGATTTGGGGATAGCAACCCATAATAGGTGGGGCACATATCCCATAAATTACATATTTCCAGATTGGGAAAGTCCGGGTGGCATTAAGGAACTTAGGAAGGTATGGGAATCCACGTGTGGTGTCTGTACAAATGCAAACAAAGACGTTCAGTATGGCATTAACTTGGTTAGGAACAAGTTATATAAGCCAGGGACTAAAGAACCTCATCTGTTTGTAAATAAATACCGGTGCTCCATGCTTAGACATTCATTTAAGAATTATAGATATAGGATTGATCCTAAGATTGATGAACCCGTAGATAAGATTTATAAAAGATGGGATCATGCAGCGGATGCTGTTAGATACGTGTTAGCGACTATTATGGGTTCACACCCGTTTAGTGTATCCTGGGGAACTGGTGAAGCGGTTAAGACAGAGAATATAAATGCTGTAGATGGTAAACCGTCTTTGATACATGCGCCTACGGGTTCGGAGTTAATGCAATTTGCTGGCAAGGAAGCACGGGCCACTTGGACTGATTTTGAAAAACAGATGGAAGAGGCTAATAAGGAAGAAGAAGCCGACAAAAAGGGCTTTTGGTTTCATCTTCCGAATGATTAATAAGTTGAAACTGTAGTTAAGATGATATATAATTATCTAAAAGGAGTATAATGTGAGCCAAGCAAAATTTATATTAGACAATATAGTGTATTCTGACGCAACCGCATCTAACGATCCGATGCGCAGAGAGCTAGATTGGAAACAACAGTGGGATATATCTTCGATATCATATCCTACTACACAGACTTTGGCATTGACCGCTGGAGCACTCACAAGTATAAATATACCTGGCGGTGTGGCTACCTGGATAATGATTTTGACCGATCAGGAGTTGGATATTGTTGCTACAGCCAATTCTACCCCAGCTTTGATAGTGGTGCCAAGTCCATGGGATTATGATAATTCTGTAGGAACTTGGATAGCTCCGTCGGCCGCCGGGACTAAAGACGGTCTTTATTTCATTAGGTCCTACACTGTGGCTCTCACGCTGGGGGTTCCCGGTACTACTAATGCTAATGTTACGGTTCTTACTGGATTATAAGGGGTTAATTTATGCAAGATCAAACACAAAAAGCTAGCTTATGGGGAAACATCTCTGGGTTGGTTACTAATACTTTTGAGCTTCTAAATCAAAAAACCCAGAACGTCTTGGAGAAAGCTCGTGGTGGTCTTCATCAGGTTCAACGTGTGTCCATCGTTGATAATACTGAGGTTGCACAACAGGATTCAAGATATGTTGAAAGGTTTTCTTTTCTTACGGACGATTCTTTGAACATGATGGCAACCCGCGATGTTATTGTTGGTGCTATTTTGTTTAGGCGTTGTGCGCAGGTTTCTAGATTTTCTCGTCCAGCTAGAAAAAAATATTCACTAGGATATAGGGTAAAATTAAAAGAGGGGATAGAACCAACACCAGAAGATGATGGGATTGCGCGCTCTATGGAAGATTTCATTCTTAATACCGGTTTTTTAGAAGATAGGAAAAAAGAAGAAAGAATGAATTTTGGTGAATTCCTTAAAAGGGAAACGAGAGACATGTTGGTCTACGATAGGATATCATGGGAGATGATTCCCGCCAACGATGGTACTTTGCATTCTTTTAGCCCCATTGATGCTGGAACCATTAAGAAAGCTAGAAAAATTCAAGAGAATGATATGGATAACTTGCCTCAAACGATGGTGTCAACATTAGATCGTGAGCAAGAAGAACAACGTGTGTTAGCTCTAAAAGAACGTCTTAGTGACGTTGAAGCTTCTGATATTAAATATGTACAGGTTATTCAGGCTAAAATCACAGCTTATTACACAGACGAGGACATAGTTTTCCGTACGTTTAATCCAACTAATGAGGTTAAGCTTAATGGTTACAGTATTGGTCCTTTAGAAAAGTTGGTTGCCATTGTGACTTCGCATTTGCATGCAGAAGCGCATAATAAGTTTTATTTTACTAATGGTTTCTCTACACGAGGAATTTTAGCTATTAAAGGTAACATCCCTCAAGCACACATAGATGCTTTCAGACGTCAGTGGTATGCTCAAGTTTCTGGAGCAGGAAATTCTTGGCGTACTCCTATTATCGGCGGTGAGAACATCGATGTACAGTGGGTTCCTCTTCAGATGAATAACAGAGACATGGAATGGGATGGATGGATGCACTATCTGGTTAAGGTTATCTGCGCTCTCTATCTAATTGCTCCTCAAGAAATTGGCTGGGATATTCAGTCTGGTGGAACGGTCATGGGCGATTCTGGCAAAAGGAACATGGTCCTCCTTACAGAATCCAAGGATACGGGGCTTGAACCGATCCTTAGATATTTTGAAGATCTAATTAATGAAGAAATTTTTCCAAGATTTGGTGGGGAAATTGCTGCGGGTTTTGAATTTAGGTTTACTGGGTATGGCGATGATAATCCAACTGAGGTAACAGAGAGGTTAATCAGACAGTTAACTAATTATAAAACCTTAGACGAGGTTCGCACAGAAGAAGAGCTTCCTGTTTTTGGGCCTCCTTTAGGTGAAATGATATTAAATCCTACACTTATCCCATTTTATGAAGCGATGCTAGGATTGGGTGAATCTGATGACACGGAGGAAAAAGATGATAAAACTACTAATAAAACTACTAAAAAGGCTTCTGGGAGTAAAGGAAAATCCAAAGGTAAGTCCAAGGGTAAAACCAAAACCAGAGGCTCCCAAGATAAAACGGACACCGCCAAAAAACAAACCAAGGCGGCGGATCAGGAAACCACAAGTGCGGAAAAACGCAACCGTAAAGGTAAGTAAGAGTAAACAGAAGCCATCTAAAAAATAAAGGAGGCTATTGTGCCAAGAGGAGATAAAACAGGTCCAGAAGGTAAAGGCTAAAATACGGGCCGTGGTTTAGGTCCTTGTGATAAAGAAAACTTACGCCAAGACCAAGAAAATAAAAAAGAAGAAGCACCACAAGGCAATCATGTACAATGGGGGCCTGGTGGCCGCAGGGGACGCGGAGATGGTAGGGGTCAAGGCCGTAACGGATAAATAAACAGAAAAAGAAAAGGAATATATAATATGAGTATGGATAACAAAAAAATCATAAAAGATTTAGAGACAAAATATAGTTTAGTATCTTATCTAACTAAGTTGCTTGAAGCGGCTAATCCCTTAAAAAAGGATTTCAACCCTCCTAAAAGCTATGAAAAACAATTTTGGATAGGTTTTCAAAAATGGGTGCAGAATCAAATTGTCGTGTTGATGGGTGAAAGTTCTGACGATTTGTCAATTGAATCTTTGTCGCCCGAAGAGATTGTGTTCCTTAAGAAATTTGTTGAGAAGGCCATTAAAATTCCTTTAAATCCTAATAAACGGCCAGCTCGTGGTGCAATGTCGGCTAAAGTGCCGGTTCCGTATCCACCGCAGCCACCGATCACGGGTAAACCGGCTGTAGGTAAAACCATGTATGTCGTTGACAGTTCTACATTAAATAATCCAGAAATTGGGGTTGGATCTCCTGTTAAAGTGTTGTCACAAACTGCAGACCAAGCCATTGTGCAATTAACAGGGAGGCCGCAAATACAATTCAGTACAAACATAGAGAATTTATCAACGGAGAAAATATGATGAAAAAGAGAAAAGCTCCCCCTACTAGGTATATGGGGCAACAGATGAATAAACCCAAAAACAGTGCTAATAATCAAGAGATGGAACATCGTTTAGCATCTTCAATGCATGTGCAAGGTCAAGCAGTAAAAGCGATTAATGACCGCATGGGTAAAATTGAGGATTCTATTCATAATTCTTATATACGTGCCGAGGCTTTTTATGAAGCTGTTCTGCGCAAAAACTTAATCTCTAAAGATGAATTGGAAGAATGTATAACCTTTGTTAGAGATTCAGTGATGGAAGCTGCAGAAGCCATGTATGATCTGACTCACGGTCTTGAAGCTGTGGATAAACCCATTGACTCGTCTACTGATCTAGCGATTATTGTTTTTCAAGTTAAGAACACAGAAGATAAAATGATTATAGAAAAAGACGCTAGGTTACAAATGATGGCGAACCCAGAAGTTTATCAGGTAACTCAACTTAAAGAGGTTGCTGCTTCTCTCATGGGGAAGAAAACTGGTGACAAAGCTTCTTTAAGCTTTTCTATACCTGAAAGCGAACCACAGAATCAGTTTGCCGGAATGTCCGTTCTTCTAGATTATGAGGTGCTCAAAGTAAAGGTACAAAAACCTAATGAAGAAGAGCCCACAGAAGAAGAACCCACAGAAGATGGACAAAAAACAGAACCCGACGGGCTTCTTGCATGATCATGGCGCGGCCCGCATTTTGGGGGCCATTAAAGCTGATTTTTTAAGATTATGGAAAGAGTTGGGGCATAGACCGACTCAGAAGAATTATACGCAAGACGGAAGGTACAGACTAAAGATTATCGATAAATACTTCGGTTCTTTTGATTCTCTAAAGCAGTTTGACCTTAATCTCCCTACTAAATTTAAAAACAAATTGAAACAGTCAGTAGAAGAGGAAGACTTTCAGCGGTATTTAATGGCTGAAGTTCTGCCTTGGGTTAGGAAATATAATATTGATTACACAGAAAAGGACCACAAGTTGTTAATAGTGGCGTCTGATTTTCATGATGAATTCCTTGATCCATTTTGCTTGAAAGTATTTTTAGAGACTTGTGCCCTTCGTCAACCAGATTATATCGCGCTTGCTGGGGACATCATGGACTTTTACGAATTGTCTAGTTTTAATAAGAATCCGTCTAGGATCTATAAATTGCAGGAACAAATCGATTTTGTCGTAAATAACCTTTTAAAACCTCTTAGAAAAGCATGCCCTAATGCTCAGATAGATTATATTATAGGTAATCATGAACATAGAATGCTCAAATTTTTGATGACTCACGGGCAAGCATTATCATCTTTGAGATGCCTTAGGCTTTCCAGCCTTTTGAAACTTGATAAATATAAGATTAATTTAATGGCCACGCCCCCCTTTGATCAGATCGGGGATGAGCTTCATCGTAATTATAAAATCTATGAGGGCATTTATTTAGTAACTCACGGAACTTCTACTAGCACCTATCATGCCCACAAAGAATTAGAAAATTGGAAATTTTCTGGGTGCTCTGGTCATCTACATCGCAGGCAAAAAGTGGCCAAAGTGCCGATAGTAGCTCAATCATGGACTCAATTAGAATCAGAAATTGATTGGATTTCTATTGGGGGTATGTGTAAAAAGACAGCGGGCAGTGAATATGTAGATGGGATAGTGAGATGGCAGAATGGATTTAACATAGTTCACCTTTTTCCCAATGAGAAGAAGCATATTAATGAATACATAGAGATCAAAGACGGCTTAGCCTTTATAAGCGGAAGGGTGTATAAGTCCAACAATGACTAAAAAATCAAGGGGAAAACGTAGACCGACGATTGTTGATAAAGCCATGTTTGGGTTTCTAAAAGAAATAACTGAAGCTGCTGCTGTCCATTTTGGACTTAAATATAAAAAATTGTCTTTAATGAAAAACACAGATTCGTTATATTTGAGCGCTTGGGGTTATTGCTATGAAGAGAGTTTAGTTATAAAAATTAGAAGAGGTAAAAAATGGCTGCCCATTGAAGATATTGTTGACACAGTCGCACACGAACTTGGCCATCTTTTAGACGATGATAAAGACGACAGTGAACACACTAGAGCTGGGCGTAAAAGATATTTAGAATATAAACGATGGATAAAAAACAACGCAGTGTCTATGGAGGAGTAGAAAGATGACCAAAAAAACAAAAGTAAAATGGAGTGAAATCAAGAATTTTTCCCCAAAGGATTTTGGTGAACCAGATAAAATGAACGTTGGCTTGGTTTATAAACTACAAGAATTTAGGACCCATTTGAACACCCCGATCTATATAACGAGTGCGTATTCTGTTGATGGCCATGCTACTAAATCTATGCATTATGTTGGCAAGGCAATTGACATATTAGTGCCAGGAATGGTACTATTGGATTTATACATGGAAGCGGAACGCTGGGACTGGAACGGACTTGGCATATATCCGCATTGGCATTACAAAGGAGCCAAGGTCGGTGGTATGCATTTGGACGTGCGAGACGGGGGAAGAGCAGCAAGGTGGTGGTTTGATGTTCAGACCAATAAGTATCGTCCTTGGGATGCGATTAATTTAAGAAGACTCGTTATGTCTAAAAGGTTGTAACTCTCCTATATCTTAACAAGTATCTACAGGTATGATATAATCTCTTTAGAGAATAGGAGAAAAACATGGAAGACAAATTTTTAGACAGATTATATCGACTTCGTTTATTAAAGAGATTTTCAATCAGGGCAGTTAATACACAGACTTCACCGGCTGAGCATTCTTGGTATGTCGCCGTCTTGGCCCTTTACATAGCCAAGAGGTACAATGCTAGCGACCTTTCTGAAAAAGATCAGCTTTATGATATTTCTTCTTTGTTAACTAAAGCCATGCTGCATGATGCCCCAGAGGTTATCACTTCGGACATTGTCCATTTTATCAAGCATTTTAATCCTGCTACAGAGCGAGTAATGGTGGAGATTGAGAATGAAGCCATTGATAATTCTTTGTTGGGTGATATGGATTCTTCCATCAAACCATTTTTTGAATATAATATCAAAAATGCAAAGGATGACACTCTAGAGGGTAAATTAGTTAGTTTGTGTGATTTATTAGAAATTGGCTATTATACTGTTAACGAGCGTACGGTTGGTAATATACAAAAATGGGTGGACGAGGTTTTTAAGGGAATTTGCGATTTGGTAGAGAGTCAAGTCGAAGCTTATCATCCTGTACTACAAGAGATCATTGGAGAATTAATATCGCACCTTAAACATCAATTTGGCTCCATAAATTTGCCAAGCAACAGTGACCTAATAGGGATGAGCTATGATAAAAAAGCTGCTAAAAAATCTTAGCTTTAACGCCGGAGAGAAAATAGATACCTCAGCCTTAGAACAGTTAAAACTGTCTAACGAAGACTTATTGAAACACGTACTGGAAATGAAGACGTCGATGGATAAGACTAAGACCGCTTCCGAAGTGAATCATGCTAAAAAGATTGAAGAGATGAACGCCATCAAGTTTTTGGTTGAGCAATTTACAGGTTTGATGAATTATAATGTAGCTCAATCACAGGCCATATTGAATTTACACAGAAAATTGGTACAGGTTGATGCATTCGTTAAAGAAGTCATGGTGACCTTGGATTTATCTATAGAGGAAGAAGAAGAATTACAACTTTTATTGGAAAAATACCAACTGTTAGAAGATGCCCGCACAGGGGACGCAACGTTGAGCTATCAATGAAAAAGTGGAGAAATTGGAAATATAAGCAGAGAAACAAAGTGGACATAACGGCCCGTTATTGGTGGTGTTATGCCAGAGAACAACGGGCATTGGCTGAAGTTTGTCAAAATCGGGTAGCCAATGGCGTCTGTTTGAAGTATAAGCGCTGCGATTATTTTAATCAGTGGAGGGAATTTATGGGTGACCAATTCGAAATAGCTTTAAATAAACTTATTAAAGAAGTTGAAGTAAATACAAAAGAGCCTGAACCTGAAAAACTTCCTTGTATGAAGACTCATAAAGAGAAGGTGGTTGAGAAAAAAAAAGTAATAGAAGAAAAATATCCTTCTAAGCATAGAAAATCTTTGTCTACTTATGTGCGTGAACATCCTGATATTGACATTTCTCAACTTGTAATGATGATCAGGATGGCAATTTCTAAAGGTACAGTAGAATCGCCTAACGATTTGCGCACTGCTCGTTTAAAGAAAACGATAAGGTATTATCGTTATAGGGATAGGAAAAATGTTAAAAAAACTAAAGAACCGTCTATCCAGAAGACTGAAGTGCCTTCTGGGGAGGCATCACTTGATAAACCATTATCGGGAGATTCATCAGAGTAAATGGGAACACGTAGGATTAGTGTGCCCCTATTGTAATTTAGAGATAGGATTTGATAATGAGCCAGAAAAAATGCCCCAAATGCGGGGCGAATTTTGTTCCTTCGAAGTTCAAACCGAGCCAGAAATATTGTAGTCCTCATTGTGCTAAGACAGATTATATGAGTGAGTATAATAAAACTGGTGCTCGCAGGAGGGCCGTACTTTCAAAAGAGAAATGTCTATGTTGCGGTACAGAAACTAACAAGATGACTACAAACAAAGAGTGGGGGAGGATCTGCTCTTCGTGTGCTTTAAAACTTAAGAATGGGACCCCAATTCAAAGTGAATTATTTAGTCCTAGCGGTGGTCAATATCGTGGTAGAGATTGGTGGATCGGAAGACAGATAGGCAAATTCAAAGTAGTGGACATCCCGATAGATCCTTTGTGTGATGGAGCGTACGTAGAAACTGAAATAACCATAGAATGCCCATTAAAGCATCAATTCAAGAGGAGGGCTAGTTATGTTGGTTCTATTTGTCCGACATGTGCAGACATAGCAGACAAAAACAAAAGAAACTTTAAAAAAGCGATATTGCCGGCCCACGCTGGTTTTGACGAGTGGGCGACAATTTTATATAATAACACAGGTATAAAACTCATTGATGCTTCAGAAAATGGATGGTACACAAATCACCGGATGAAAGTGCAATGTAAATGTTGGTGCGGGAGATTATGGGAACCTAACTGGACTGACATAGTGAGAAAGCGGATTGTGTCGTGCGGGTGTATTAGCAAATCTTCACAGGCTAATGAGGAGATTTATCAGTATGTTACAGTAGACATGGGTCTAAAAGCATATAAGGAGCATCCAATCGACAGTATGCAGATCGACGTCTACGTGCAGGACAAGGGATTGGCGATAGAGCACAATGGTCTGAGATGGCACCATGAAAGGCAAGATCTTAAAAAATATAACTTGTGTGGACGTAATGGTCTGGAATATTTTGCTTTTTATGAAGATGAATGGCTGTGGAAAAAGAAATTGTGCAAAAGATTTTTAAAACGTAAGTTGGGCAAGCTTCCGCCCTTATATAGTAATGAAACCCAGTCGGCTTCTAGAATAAATTTCACCCAACTTCCACCAGACGATGAGGTTAAGGATTTTCTAAAGAAGCATAGTTTGAAAACCATCAATGAACTTTCTAATGCTAAGACCATTGGCGCAAACGTTGCTGGCTATTTCGGTGATCGTATGGTTTGTGTTATAGGTTTAGATTTTGGTAAGTATCCTGCGGTAGCGGCGATACCGTCAACAGTTGATTATATGGTAGAGGATCTATACTTCGACATCCCAGACCTTTGGAAGACTGCTTGGGAATGGATTCATTATTATCTTGGTGTACGACACTCAGTTGGTTACACGGAAAATCGTTTGGGGATTGATAATAAATTTAAAGAGGCTGGTTTTGTACTGGATAAGGAAATAGAACCAGATTATTTTTGGATAAAAGGTCAAAGAAGATATCCTAAAGAACGAGAACCAGAGGATAAAATTAATTGGCATCGCCTTTTTGATTGTGGTCAGAAGAAATGGGTAAATAAGGTTAACAATGACAAAGGAAAGGTATAAATTAAGTTATGACTCAATGGGTTTCAAGAATTGTAGGACCGAAAGAGGTTGGTACGACTCTTAATGATTTGACAACAGAAGGCTGGCATTGTTGGCCTCAATGTATACAAGTAATACAAAATATGGACTTGGTTCTTATAGTAGGTAGCCAAGAGGACTTTATGGATTTATATAATAACCCACAGGAGGAAGACGATGAAACAAGGCAAGTTTAATATTCTATTAGATGGATTTCATGGGAGTTCTGGTAAAGGTAAGATGAGTACATATTTGGCACAAAAGTGGGGAGTGCGAGGTATGTGTTCAACTAATATGCCCAATGCTGGTCACACCGCGATCATTGGGGGTCACAAATTTATAGCCAAGATTTTACCCACCGCTGCCATCTTGAATAAGGTTCACAAAGAACTGCAGCCTCTTATTTACATAGGCCCCACGGCGGCCTTTACTATTGACCAATTTATGAAAGAAATGGATGAATGCGAGCTGTCTTCTGACCAAGTCATTATTCATCCGCGTGCTGGCGTGATCACCCCCGCCCATAAAGAGTTAGAACAAACAGATTTAAATGGACCAAAATCTATAGCATCGACATGCCAAGGAGCGGGGACATTCTTGGCAGACAAGATACTGCGTCGTCCAAACCTTCTATTGGCGAAGGATTACCCAGATTTGAATAAGTACGTTTGCGGTGTAGAGGATTTTCCTCGTATGATTAATGCCCTTATGCAGGACATTAATGTGACTATGCTTCATGAAGTTAGCCAAGGGATCGGCCTTGATATAAATCATGGTAGTCATTATCCTAATTGTACGTCTCGCAGCACTAATTCATTACAGGCCATCGCTGATATGGGAGTTCATCTTAAAAATGTTGGCGACATCTATTTGAATATCCACGCAACTCCAATTAGAGTAGGAAACATCATAGAAGACGGGAAGCGAGTGGGATACTCAGGAGACTTTTACCCAGACGCTAAGGAGTTGACGTGGCAAGAAGTTGGAGAAAAGGCAGGAATGCCCCAAGAAGACATCGACGGACTATTTTCTACACAGTTGACCACCGTTACTAAACGTTTGCGTCGAGTATTTGGATTTTCTTGGATCGGGCTTCGCCATGCCGTGCAAATTTCATCAGCCTCCAAAATTGTTCTTAACTTTGCCCAATATATCGATTGGAAGGCACTGGGGATGCGGGGAGAAGGCAAAGCTGCTTTTGAACGCTTGCCTCCAGCTGTTAAAGATTTTGTAAAAGAGATTGAGACAGTGACCCACCTACCGGTGGTTCTTATCGGTACTGGGCCAGACAATGATGATATCATTGATTTAGAAATCTAGGAATTTTCCCAAGCTCTTTTTAAAGGATTGAGGGTCTTTATAGGGTTATTATTAATGGCCTTCAATTTCTTTATACCTTTACTGTAATGGTCGTAGGTGCGCTTTTTGCTGATTTTGCCATTACCGCTCACATCTCCAAGTTCCCCAATGTCTTTAAATGCAGGTTCTTCACCTTCTTCTACAGGGATAATAATGGGACAATTGAAAGGCATAAGGCCGTAACGTAGTCTTATGACCTTTTCTTGTCTTGGGGTTAATTCTTTGAAAGCCGTTTCTAACAGTCCTCTTATACTTGCGGTGTCCAGGTTTTGCATGATCTGTGCTTCTTGATCGTGAGGGTCTGGCAAGGAATTTATAAATGAGGTGTCGTCTTCACCATCAAAATGATTATTGTCATTAATGATATACAGGCTTTGTTCTGCCATGGTTTTGGCTTTAAGTGCTTTTTCTAACGACCATCCCAATTTTTCTCTTACCTTTTCTTCTAGGGGCACTTGTTTTGTTTCTTCGGTTAAGGAGGTTATGGTTTTATTAAATTGATTTACCATGTTGTTTATATAGATAGGTACTCTAATAGTCTTTGATTTGTTGGCTATTGCCCTTGATGCGTAGAGTTTGATCCAATGCATGGCCATGGTGGTGAATTTTGTGTCTCGTCTATAGTCATATTTATCTATTGCTGTTATTAATCCTAAATTCCCTTCTTGTATCAGATCTGTGAAGTCCACGCCTTTGTTTGTGTATTCCTTAATTACTTTAACTACAAGTCGTAGGTTAGCTGTTGCCATCATGTTTCTAGAGTGTAGATAGGCAGTGGCGTCCTTATGATAACCACAATGTTTTAAGGTGTCTAATAAAACGTCTGATTTAAATTTGAAGTGATAAAGTGTATTAAACCTTTTAGTGTGGTTCTTTGTGAGACTCAATTTTAATATGTATGCCTTGAATTGTATTCTGGCGGCGTGCATTGATATTGATTTGATTTGTTCGTCTGGGTTAGAACTGTCGCAATCACACACCATCAATGCTAGGGATTCTTCATTTTCTATAATCTTTATACATCGGTTTTCTAGATACTTAACAGCTTTGTCAGATTGTGATATTTTATGTAGAATCTGGTCTTTTGTTTCTTCAAAATCTGCAGTGATTTGATGAATGTCCTTAATATCCATTTTAGGCACTGAATTAAAATATGCTTGTATTGCTGGATCTCTGGTCATAGGACCCCCCCCTAATTTTTGTTGGATGATTAGCTTACTTATCTACTAGCTTTGCGTACTTTTCTTTTTCTTCATCCGTGCAAAAATAGGGACCTATGATCTTTTCGAAATCTCCTGTGGTGAGCTTGACGATGATAGTTGCGCCGCCAAACCCCATTTGATTATCTTTGAAGTGTACAAAGCTTTGATCATTACTCAAGTAAAGCGTCGTATTTTCATCAACGACGGTTTTATTGAACAACTCCCCCGACGGAGTATTCAGTTCCTTGGTCTTAACTTTTAGTTCTTCTTTGTGTTTGTGTTCCCCTATAGCCTCTGTGACTTTTTTGGGTTTCTTCCTGCCCGTCATGTCCTACCCCCATTCTGTTATTAGAATTTCTTGCCATGTTTATAAGGACGACCGCGATTAAACTCCATCTTTTGTAATAAAGCCTGAGGCCACACGCCCTTGTAATGTTCCTCAGCATAAGCCAAAATCCTAACTACAATATCAACAACTTCTTCAAGTTCGTTGCTAATGTCGTCTTTACGCACCGCTTCGGCCCACTCGCCGACTTCGCTCATAAATGCCACAAGTTGTGGAAGTTTCTCATGGAGCGGGAAACCGTGGTCTATGGCGTTAGAATGGCACTCTGTGGCTATGTTTAAGAGATTGGGGTCATTCTGAAGGCGTGCTGTTGTGAATTTACTAGTTGGGGTGTTTGCGTCGTATTTAAAATCGGACATTGGCTCTCTCTTTCTTTGATTCTGTTATTTTATCATGTTTGTGTAGTTTTTGCAAGTGTCCTTTTTAAATTGAGGTATTGGGGGGGAGATATATCCCCTCCCCCCCCCTCTACCAATAAAGGAGGAAGACAACCACCTTTAATATTTGATTTATTTTAGTAGATAATTGTGAGCTTGTAAAATTTATATCAACATTTTATAATTTGTTAAGATCCCTCTGACTATCTGCCTTTTGGGATTCATAAACTCGTTTATAGAAGAATGCCCTATTGTTCATGTCTTCTCGAAGGTTGGCAAAATAAGCACCCAAGGCTTCCCAAGTGTTTTCTAATTCCATCCATTTCATAACCTCTTCGTCCATCTCTGAATAGGCTTTTTTGGTTTTGTCGGTGTTGTTCACTTCGTTGGCCTTTAACCAATCTTTGGCCCTCAATAATAGGGATTTTGATGTTTCCGCCTTCCGCTGGCGTTTGCATTCTCTGGCGAATGCGTCACAAACTGCAGTGTATAACCTAGATTTATCTATGATCTGTCCGCATGTCATAACTAATTCACCCGCATTGTAGTCATCAATTATTCCTGTGCTTGGAATCTGTTTTAAAAGCGCGTCCACCCATGTCGTAGAGACAAGGCGTGGGTCTATCTTCTCTACTATGTCCTTGGCGTGTTTAATCATTGATTTTTCTAATTCTATTGCTTTAGTCATCACTTCCTCCATCATTTAGTAGCGCTTCTATCCCGCTAGCGTGTGTTATTTTCATTTTAATACTCCGCGTTCATTAATTTTTTCCAAGCATCAAATTCTTTCTTGCTCTTGAATTTACCCATTGACTCGTGATGTACTATCATGACCTCTAATTCTCTCATGGCGTCGTCTAATTTATCTTCTGATAAACTTAATAACCACCTCAATACTGCTCTGATTTCTGTGGGGCCATGAATATCCATAATCTTTTTGATCATTTGCATGTCTGGTACGGTACTAATGTCTCTAAAATCCTCCACCCCTGGGCAGAAGTATGGATTCTCGTCTTCCCACTTTTCTTTTTCCTCTTCTACTCTTTTTATTAGGATTGCCTTCTGTGTTGCCCTAGTGTTACTATTATTAATAATCTCTTTGATGTCGTCTAGACCATCCCAAGGTACGTCGTCTTTAGGTGTTGACCCCTTTTTGTTTCTACAAACTTCAATTATTTTTGCAACGAGATAATAAAGTAACAAAAGTGGAGCAAAAAGCAGGATTAGGATTATCTTAGTGCCTGCATCTTTTTTAAAGAAGTCACCATATACTTTGTATGACGCTACGTTGTAGGCTGAATTAGCTTGTTTATAAAATTTCTCTTGGTCCGTTAATGGTTCTTTCATGTCTTCCTCCTTTGATTAAGGGGGGGGTGGATTGTGGCCCCCACCCCTCATAATCAATGTTTTTACCTTTTCTTGTGTGCATGCCTAATGTTTTTGCTTCCGTTGACGTGTCCCGAACACTGCCTACTGCAATATTTGGCAGTTTCTTTGTTTGACCCAAACAAGGTCTTGCAGTTTTTGCACGCGAAAGTATATCTAAAGGCTTTCTTCTTTATTGTCGAGTTCCTCTTTTTGGTGTACTTTCTCTTTGGCCTGCTAGGGTCGTTATTCATGATTGCTGTCGCTTCTGCTGCTGTTTCCACCGTCATTTCCCAACCGTTTTTCCTTAATGTGATCATCTTTCTTCTCCTTTTCTTAGTTGTTCTTCTTGTTTAGGTTCTTTCTTTACCCATTGTCGTATTTCTTCTGCCACAATTAAGAAATTATCAATGGTGCAACCTCCGTAAACGTTTACGGTTCCATAGGCCGTACTAACATCTGCAATAAGCCCTCCGCTCTGAAATCTTTTAATGTCTTCCATTTTTTCCTTTCTAAATAGCAATTTCTCCAAATTGTCTTATTGTCGTTTCCCATTTTCCTTTCATGGGGTTATAAATTTCTTTTTCTATCAGACCATCCAATTTGCATAACCACACTCGCATTCCGTAAATCGGGTATCTACAAAACTTTTCGTATTTCAATTCTCCGCGTTTTTCGTGTCTTATTGTGTTCATCGCACGCAAATCAATCACAGACAATCGTTTACTCATAATCTCCCCCTGTTAGAAGTTGTAAATAGGCGCGATAGTTACTCCCCAACCCTTAGGCAAGGCCAAGTCTACGGCGCATTTGGCACACTCATCACAAAAATAAAAAGTGTCTGGGCGTCTTTCATCGTTGTAGTAAATAACCACTGTGTTGTCGGCCTTATTGCACCAACATTGATAGGGCATAACTGCATGTCCTAATGTTAATGAATTTTCACAGGTCGGTAGGGTCAATTCTTTCATGTCTTCCTCCTTGATTTTCTTTTTCTTTTTCTTTTTTACCACATTTTTCGCTTGAGCACAAATCAATCGCAGTACCCGCTTTCTTGTAAAACCGTACATTCCCAATTACCGGCACTTGATGTGGCCTTTCGTATTACTTCTTCTAATAATTCTTCAAACAGCATTACGCCATTTAAAGAAAATGTGTCTGACTGATTAATATGAAACTGCCATGAATTTTGTGTTTTAATGGCGCGTATGCAAGCCGTGGTGTTTGCCTCTATGACCATTCCCACTTCTATGATGTCGTCCTCTTTTTTAGTCTGATGTTTCATCCTTTTCATCCCCATTATTCATAAAACTAATCAGCGTTAGTTTACCCAAGAATTCTTGTTGTATCTCAGTGATGCCCTTCTTTGTGAATTCTGGGCAATTCCATTTTTCAATCCATGACAGTAATTTTCTCAAGTTGGTAGCGTCTAAATATTTGTATGGTCTGTCGGAGTTGGCCATCAATTCATATTTTTCAAGTATATATGATGGAGAGTCATGTTTTAGATCCCCTATTAATAACAGGAATGGGACTAATTTATTTAGCTTCATTATCTTCGCCCTCCTTTTTTAAGAACATGTCAGCCTTGTTTTTCATCCATGCTATCAACACCTTGCGGGCCGTTCCAGCGGACACGCCATAGGTTTTAACTAATTCCTTAGCCGCGTAATACAGGTTGCATCGTCCGCTGTAATAAAGCCTATCTAGAAATCTGTAATAAATTTCTTGACTCACTGTGATTCTCCTTTTTCTTTTATTTTTGCCATTATGAATTTTTTCCTGAAACAACATGCTTTCAATTCGTCCATTAGAAAACTAACGTGTTCTTCAACTTCTTGTAACGCCCTCTTTGGCTCGCTGATGATTGCGTTTTTGGCTCGTCTTTCTAGCAATTCTTTGTAATTTATTTTTTTTGTCTCTTCCATTTTCTTCCCCCCGTTTGCCCCCCCACAGGGCGTTAAATCAAACGTAAATTTGCCTCTTACTATTTAATGGCCTCTTTGTTCAGGAAGACGATTCTCCTTTGGTAAGGTACTGTGTCACTTATATCCTCAAATTCCTTTTCTCCGATTTCTGCCATGGCGGGTTTATTGAGCACGCTTATGCACTCAAATAATTTGTCTATGTTCTGATCCAAAGAATCATAAAGTTGGCTTGGATCACAGATGAATCTGGTGGTGTCTTTCATTTCAGCAATCCATTCTTCTCCTGTTGATCTTTCTCCGTCTTTAAGCATGTCTTTGAAGGGCTTTTCCAAATCTTTGATTTGTTTATCAAGCATCTTCTTGCGTTCTCTTAATTTGTACAGGGTATCAACTGTTTGTGCCAATTCTATCTTGTTCATGTCTTCCTCCGTTGTTTTTTGTTGTTTTTCATTTTACCATGCTTTGCTCCCGTGCAAAAATCAATCCTTAGACTGTAAGAGTGGTTTGCGTTTTTCGTTATCGTCTTCAATAGAAATTATGTGTTGATCAACTACCTTGTCTACAAGTTCGTCTGCCGTATTAAGGTCTAACGTTTGGTGCGGTGCGAATTCCCTTTTTATGGCGGTTCCTACTGAGCCAATCAATGCCACTAATTGTTCTTGTGTGTACCTTTCCATTTATTCCTCCTCTTTCTTTAATGTTATTGGTATGTGTTTATCATTAGCCCACTCACCAATGAATTTATAAATTGTTTCTTCTTCTCCATTTACCTTCTATCTGTGCTCTCACAAAAATCGAGTCCCAATTGTCTATCATCCTCTGTAACCATTCTCGTGCTGTCGTTTGGTTTCTCCTCTGATTTTATGTGTCCGCAAGTAACACAATGTTTGACTTTGATCTTGACAGGGCATGCTGCGCTGCCATGGATCTCTAGCAAGTCTGCGTATGTGTGTTTATGTTCCTTCATCTTACCTCCTATTAATTGTCTATTATTTCCCATCCTTTGAAACGACCTACTGAAGTTGTTTCGCCGCAGTCTTCACATTCTACGAAGTCAAGCTCTTCTTCTACGCTTGAAAATTCCAACACTCCGTCTTTGTTTACTGTGCCACTCATGTAGTTTGTAGACACTCCAGTAAATTCCATACTACCACATTGTGGACAACCAAATTTCTTCTTTTCAATCGATGACATGATTTTATGCCTCAGTTCCTTAATGCCACCCGAACTTTCCCACTTTCTGCTGTAAGTATTTTCGGGGATTACACTTAATTGGTCGCCGTTATTCCATTTTACTAATTGGTTGGTGTCTTCATTCCACCACATACATTCTCGCATTATGTCAGTTTTGTATTTTATTAAACCACACAAAATTGAGATAAAAATTTCGGGCGTGGTTTTTACTCTTACTAAAAAATCCAATTCTTGATATAAATATTTAGCTGCCAACTTTTTGCGGCATTCATGAGAAACACATTTTGCATTGGGTATTGATAATCGGTACATGCTAATTTTCGTAAACCTTTCTTTTATATTTGCGCTGTCCACTGTTTCCCCTTTCTCGTACGCTCCCACCTAGGGTAAATCCCCAAGCCCAAACTAGGCTTGGAGGAGTTTACCAAATGGGGGTTTGTTTATACCGCTGTTACCTGCCGAGGTATTCATCCATACAACTTTATAAGGTGGTTTCTCTCGTGGAAAGTCTATGTACATGTCACTGAAATAGATGAGCATGTTTGGTCTAAATTTGTTATCTTCTACCCATTTAAAGACTGGTATTGAGCTTGTTCCACCGCGTCCGCGCAGGGTAATTTCTTTTTTAACTCGACCGATAGTTGAAACGTCCGATATTTCAGCATCACATTGGAGGAGTTTGCCGTCGTAGCCCATCCTCTTTATCCATCTAACTACACTATAAACTTGTTCAAGTTCAGGGTCTGACATTGATCCTGATGTATCTACAGCAATCACAAACTTGGGTCCGTACATATCTCTGCTTCCTGAATAGAGTGGGAATCGTTTGTTTCTTCTTCGCCAATAAGTCGCTTCTTGTACGCTAGCCGAGATTTCTTTCCCGATCACCCTCTTGAGCAGCTTGCCCAATTCTCTGTGCTTCTTCCATCTGGCAAGAATTTTGTTTGCCATGTCTCCGCCGATATTGCCTTTGTTTTTGGCGGTCTCTATGGCGTTTTCCACTTTCCCCTTCCACACTTCTTCAACATCTGGGCTTGATTCGTCCCACTTGGCGTGACTATCGAAAGTGGTTCCTTGGTCCTTCTCGTCTTTTTCACCCTTATCCTTGCCCTTGCCTTGCCCGTTATTTTCTTTGTCATTTTCGTCTTTACCTTTACCATAACCACCACCACTCATACTCACTTTGATTGCGTTGTCCATGAGGTGTTTGTAGTAGTATTCTCTACTTTCTGAACGTGGCAAGTTCAGTTTGTCATAGGTAACTGCCAATTCTTTGAGGCTGTTTGGTACGGCTGCGTACGGTGATTGGTTGATCTCAGCGTCTGCTCCTATGTTTGATGCTTCATGGTTGGGTAGTCTATAGAATACATGAGCTAGAATGACGTGGTAAAGCTCATGTTTCATTAAGAATCTTATTCCTTCTTTGTCTAGACCGTCGATAAATTTCGGGTTGTAGTAAATTTTGATGTAATTATGGTCCATCGAGACCCCTGCCGTTGGGCATTTGGGGTCTTCAATGAATTTAATAAAATCAGCGAATTCCTGCAAAAGTGGCTCTGAAAAGACAAGCCAAACTAGCGTGTCTTCTAGCCTTTTCCTTGTTTCGTCCATTGTCTTCCTCCTTAGTTAATGACTTCGAGAATCTCTCTTACCATTTCAGCAAACTGTTTGTTTTGTCTGCTCAAACTTTTATTGATGCAATTCAGATTTCTCATGACGTACCCGACTGAGGATTTGCCAAATCGTAAAATTTGATCTGTTAAGTCCGAACTTTTAATCTTATTTCCTGCAGATAGGAAACTTTCAAGACGGAGCAACAGAATCCTTTTTCTTAGTGGTTCCATCTCTTCTATATTGTAGGTGGTTGGTGTGGCGAAGAATTCTTTAGCCTGTGGAATTTCTCTCAGGATAGATTTGTTCTTCCAAGTTGCCACTCCATGTGATCCTACACAAGCATTGACAAGCTCAAGGGCCGAGTCTTCATCCAGTTCATCAATAATGGGTAACACAGTACCCAGTTGTCTTAGCCCTCTTGGTGTCATTTCTTTACTTGGTAACTTGTAATTGCCGTTCACTTTGAGATGCGACTCGCCAAGCACCGCAAGTTCAGCAATTCTTGGGTCTGCGTCTGATCGAGCAAAATAACTTGACACTTCATCAACGCTGTTATCTACCTTGACGAAGAGGCATCTGTCTACAACCGCTTTGTCCATTTCTGTGACGCTGTAATCTTCGGTATCTGGGTTCATCGCTCCAATCACCACGGTGTGTGATAAATCATAGTTGGCCAGCATTTTTTGGTCCAGAATTTGCATAATTGAATCCATTAGGACGGGTTTGCACCTGTTCAATTCATCAAGGAACAGCACACCTCCGTCTTTCAATCTTTCAAACATTTCTACTTTGGAGAATTTTGTCACTCCATCTTCGATTTCTGGCAAGCCTAATAAATCCCCTGGGGAATCTAAACTACCCACCCTAATGAGTTCTAAGTGGAGTCCTGCTTTTTCACACGCATCTATCACCGTCTGCGTCTTGCCAATCCCCGCTGACCCTGTCATGATTAATGGCGGCAATTTGTTGCTTTGTATCCACATGTCTAATACTTTGCGTGTTTCTGTTACTTTCATGTCTTCCTCCTTGGTTGGCGTAATCGCCGATTGTTAGTGTGTTTTTTGTCCCCCCTGCTCTATCTGCTCTCCCATGGGGTTATAAAGCAAGCCCTAATTAAAACGGATAATTTCTAGAAGCTGTTGGTGACTCCGATTTCGTCTTATTTTGCGCTTTAATCATGTTTCTGTGGTATTCAAAGATGTCGTCTAAATCTGAGGTTAAAGTGGCGTTAGTGTCTAAGACTGCGTTGCTGCGCATTGATAAGCGAGTCGTGATTGTGGAGTTGTCTCCAATTCGTGTTAGTGTGCATTCTACTGTCATTTCCATAGATCTGTTATAATCTTCGGGTTTTTCTGAATAATTGACTTCTACTGTCATTGTCCATTCTCCTTTTCTTGGTTCGAATGTCAACGCCGACGCTACGATTTTAGAGGGCACTGGATTGTTTGGCATGATTTTATCCCAAACTGTCAGAACGTTTTCTTTATTGTCTGTTCCCTTTACAAAAGCGTCTACAATATTTCTAGCCATGTCTTTTGTACAAGTTGGTTTATCTTCCATTTTCTTTTCTCCTTTAAAGATTGACACAAGGTCATCGATTGTTGTAATTACTTGGATGTTCGATATCATTCCTTGCACCTGTTTTGCATTGATTGTACGGTAACTAAATTAAGGTACTCTTCGTCGTCCATTCTGACTTCTCCTTTAAGCCATTTGGTTAAACTCTTAGACGACAAATGTCTAAGGTTGTCTCCTAGGGCTTTAGCTATTTTTAAAACCCTGAATGCTGTCCCCTTACAAAAGTAAGACGCCGAACCTCTGATTGAGTACTCTCCATGCTGATGTCTGTATGAGTTAGTATAGCTAACACCGAATCGTAAATCATGTCCTACGCCTACGCCTACTTCTAGTCCGTCTGTCCCAATTCTAAGACTGACTATTTTTACCCCAGAATCGAGTGTTTTTTGTACTAGGTCAGCTATCATCTCTCGGTTATTATTATCTTCTTCTATCTGTTCTTCAGTTAATTGTTTTCCTAGTGATCTGTTGTAGTATCCCCCTCCGTTGTCCTTTATCTGCTTACATAGTGTGGCTATGTCGGGCGCACTCTGTTTTTTCGTTGTTTCATCCATTGTCTTCCTCCTTTGTGATTTCGCGCTCATTTTACCACAAGCGCGCTGTTTTGCAAAATCAATCAGTAGCCTCGAACCTGTTTGTCTAGGGCTGAGACGGTTACCCGATTCACGTATGCCTCCCATCTCTCATCGTTGGGCATTCTCAGGCATTTTCTTAATTTAGTAGTATCAACCTTTGCGATGTTGTCACCCAATTCTTCAAAAGTTAGTCTGGCGTTTCTGATGAGCCTAGCCATATCAGTCGCGTTTTCTTTTTTGGAATGGTCACCATAGGGCTGTTCTAGATCGACGTATGCTTTAGCTCGCATCCATTCCCATTTGCCTGTGCGTGAGCTTTTACCTGCCCTTCCTTTTATGAAGATTTTCAAGACCCATGGGTACCCAGCGTTTGCCTTCTTGCAGGCATTGGGATAAAAGTGCATTGTGTAATATATCGTGTTTTGGTCCCTTTGGAATGAATAATAATAAAACATTTTGTCGTTTTGTCCTGCGTATTGTTCAATCTGTTTTATTTCATCAATCATAAAACTTCGTTCTAATTCTTTGTATAAATCGTCGTCTATTACGTCTTTTGATATCATGTCAACTCCTTTCTAGGCCCTCTTACCCCGTCTGCTTCCACCTCTGGTAAAAAGGCAAGTGTTAATTCAAATTGGTTCCACCTGTTCGTCAGCTTCCCAATCAGGATTACCATCGTTAGCTCCTTTTTTTATTTTGTTAATAGGTACTTTAGGGCCGCCAAAACTACGACCGCGATGGAAAGGCCCATTACCCCCGCCGAAAAATAAAACCTCATCTTACCCCCCTCTTTTCTCTTTCAGCAAGCATAACGTCTGCCATACTAGCTGCTAGTTCAACGTCCTCTGAGGGGCTAGCCAAGCTGTTTGTACAAATCCCAGACAACGCATGAGCTGCGAAGTAATCTCATTTTTCCTGTTCATCTCTGGTTCTCATTTCTTTAACTCTATCTGATGTATCTTTATCCATCATCTACCTCCTTTGTTCATTTTCTTCTTCGGGGTTATCAAAAGCACTTATGGACCAATCGATTCTGTCTTTGTGTAACAGGACGTGTTGTCTGCGATATTTGTGATTCCTGTTTCCTTTGAATCTTTGTGTTCCACCCTTCTTGGCTTTTGTATGACTTGTTGTTGGTAAAACGGTTACTATAATTTTGTTTCTGGCTATGACTTGGTAGCCGTCTTTTTTGATTGTGCAATTGCCGAGTTGGTCAACGATTGTGTAAGTGTGGTCGTCCAAAATCTCGTCTGCAATATCTCTAAGGTCTAGTCCTTCTACTCTGTGCAGGTATCTACATAAAGCGTGTTCCGATACTCTTGGTTTACCGTTTCTCTTTCGTATCGTTTTCACTTTTGTTGTCCTCCTTTCGTTTGTTTATCTCTTTCTTAAGTTGTTTTACCATTATTTTGTGGCCTTTTTCTGCTTCATCCCAAGTTGTGTATCTTTCCATTTCGTTGCTAGCCTCTACATCGTTAAAAACCATGGTTTCAAAAAGGATAGGAGGACCTTCACCAAAGTTATGGTCAATCCCCAAAAATACAGTAGATACTATGATTCCATTGTTAAGTTCAGTTCGTGCCACTACTTTAGCCTTGTAGTTACTTAGTAAATCGTTGATTTTTATCATGTCGTCACAACTTATTGGGTTTTTGTCTTTATCTAACACATAATAGAGCGGTTTCTTTCCCATGTTTTCTCCCCGTTGCGCTTCCCCTTAGGGGAGGCGCGCAAAGTTAAATTAATCAGTTATTTGTTAATCATAGTGTAGTGTCTACCTTCCTTCTTAGCTTTCTCTATGGCATTTAGATTTTCCCTCTTTTTATTATTAAAGAGGTAGTCTGGGATGTTCACCCTCATAACATTTTCTACAAACGTGCATTCACTCTTTGGCAACCACCATTCGTACATCTCAGTATCATTTTCTCGGATTCTCAATCTCCAAGACTTTGGTGATTCTCCTAATTTTGTCACCACTTTTAAACTTTTCATTTTTTCTCCTTGTCTAGTTCTAGGACTAGTTTGGTCCCTTCCTTGTTTTGAGTTACTTTGACTGAACCCATCCCAAACAGGTCAGTATAAGAACTTTGACTCTCGATTTTTTTCATAATTCCTCCGTTTCTATCCCAACCAATTTGAGATTATAAATCAGTTTGTACCCCTTTTTACAAGATTTACAAGTCATGTTCCTGTTTAGAATGTATTCCGTTTTGAAGTCCTCTTCACATACGGCATCCGTCCCTCCACAATAAGGACATTTTTTGTCTTGAATTTCATTGCTCATAATTCCTCCTCTGGTGGGTTGTCTCCCATATACTTATTTACTTCATCGTCTAGGTGGCTGAATTCAAACGTAACGTCATTCCCGTCTTCGTCAAAGACACTAAAGTCAGTTACTTCGCAGCAAGCCCTAAGCTCTCCTCGGTTCCCGTCTGCATCGCAGCCGTACATCTCTTTTGTCCACTCAGCCTCAGCTTCTACTGTGTACTCTACCCCCTCATAAGTGAGAGTGAACTCTCTTTCAACTGTCGTCATGATTCCTCTCCTCCTAACACCTTTAGTCGTTCTTGGCGTTCTTTGATTTCAGCTTGCAGTTTATTAATCTCTTGCACTTTCTTCTCTTCGACTTCGTGTTTTAATCGTTCATCCCTTTGAATTTTATTTTCTACAGGGATGGCAGAAAAGAATTTTCCTCCCTTTCCTATGACGGCACTTACCGTCATAGAATCAAATCCTCTCTTATCCCCTAATCGTTTCCACGCAGCGTTTGCGTTATCCTGCTGACTGGGCGGGAAGGAGTTTCCTATCTTTATGTAGGGCACTGGCCTGCAGGCTTCTGCAATTTCTTTGAATTCTTCGTCTGTCATTTCGTAGTTTACTCTTGGGTACATTTGTTCCTCCTGTTTGTTTGTCGCTCCCCCTCAGGGGTAGCAGACAAAGTTAAAATTTGATTTCTAAGTCCTCTTTTATCTGCCTTTACAACAGATGTTGATGGCTGACGCTTTAGTTAGATGACATTCACTTTTGTCAAGGAAAGCTTCCCCCAATTTAGAGGCCCTACTCTGGGATTTCCTCTTTATCATCCTAAAGTACACGTGTTGTTGAGTGAATTGACAATCGCGTTAACCCCAGTTGATTTGCTCCACAATTTTTGGTATTTTTCCAATTCTGGAGGCAGCCAACTGTTGTTGATGGGAAATTTGTCCCAATGCTCTTGGACAATTTCTACTTTTTCTTGTATGCGTTGGTTAGAATTCATGATTTCTCCTCTTGAGTTTCCCAAACGTCCATAATGACAACAGAAATGTCTTCATATTCCAACTCTTTGAGTTCTCCCATAATCGTGGCCTTACAAATAGATCTGACCATGTCCTCATCGAAACCATGGGCTTGTCCTGCTATGTTACAACTGACCTTAGCCTTAACTTTAAACGTTTTTAATGGTTTAGTTATCTCTGTCATGTGTGATCTCCTTTTTTTTGCATATCTGTAGTTATTACTTATTTTATACTCTATCTACAGCCGTTTGATTGGCCGTTTTACCCTTACAGAGTTGGGAGTTTTTTTTCACAGTATGTTCCCTCCCTTTTTTTCTCTTTTATTAAAAACTCCTACATAAAGAAAACCCTTTTTTCCCCTTTTTCTCCTTTTCCCAACCCTAACGGGAAGAGAAGTAAGAGAAGGACTAAGAGGACCACCACACCGCCGTGAAGTTGTAGATGTCTACAGTGTTCGAGAAGCCCGACTAATAACTAGGCCCTGAAGTGGTTGGAAACGATGAGCTGAAACCCTCTAGCACTCATCCTTCACCCCTTCAGCGCAGATTATCTACACCACACAGTGCCCTGAGGACGCGGGTTTCCTGTCAGTGGGGTTATTCGATGATAGCTTTCATGACTTTGCTTGCGGAGGGTTCTGGACCCACTTTCACCCTGTCAGTTATCATGCCGAAGGGGTCGTCTGAGTAGCTGAGAAACCCATAAAAGTTCGCGCCTTCGTGCCAAATACGGACGGAACGCAGGTGTCTCCCCCTCTCCTCTGGGAGTGCGGGTTTGGTTTTCTCTACTGGGGTTTTCTTTACTGGTTGCTTTTCGGCTGGCGTTTTCTTCATGTCTTCCTCCTTGGTTTGGGGGCATATTGTGCCCTATTGATTGGTATGCTAGAATTGAAATTCGAACAAAGTAAGAGTTTCAATCTCGCGGTTTTTTTCATGCCCTCATTTTACCACAGAGCGAGCCGTCTGCAAAATCAATCCAGTTAACCTCCAGTTCTCTTTAGGGACTGAAGTGTCTCCCTCTTCTCTCCCTTAGGGGGGTGAGTGGGTGGCGCGCACTCTGGGTTCTAAAGTAAGCTGAAATTACTGAGGGAGGTGTCTGACTATTCTTGAAAGATAGTCCTGCCCCATTCCTCCCCCCAGAAAATGCTGGGCTAGGTCGGTAACTCTAACTTAACTTTGGCTCTTAGAGCTTCAGTTTCTCTGCCTTCAGGTTGTAGATGAACCCCTCTTTCACGAGCTGTTCCGTCGTGTAGTCAAGACGGTATTCGCTCATTAATTCTTGCATTGCTGCTTCTCCTGCTTCATCTGGATCGTCCGCGTCCACATAAACGAGGATTTCCATCGTTACCGCGTATCTAGCCATGTCTTGCCTCCCTTGCATGAGCTTAAGTGCTCAAGGAGAGGGAGGAATCTAGTTCCTCCCCTACCTTCTAGCTCTCAGGTGTTTCTGTTGGCATCTTAGCTTCTTTTATCAGCTCGCCCATTTTCTTGTGCATTTCCTCTAGCCCGCTGAAGGGTCCGATCCTCTTCTTAGCACTTTTGGTTCCGTCTAGTCCCTCGCTGTAGATGATGTAAAAGCTATCACCCTCGTGCCAGAACTTTCCTGATTGGACTCTATACTGACGTTCCTTGGCTACTTTGGCCTTCTTTTCTACTTTTACTGCCTTTTTTGTTTCTTCTGTCATGGTCTTCCTCCTTTTTCTTCCTGTTTCGGTTATCAGGACAACCCCGACTTCCTAATTCAGGTCGATGTGAACTTCTACTCTATAACCCAGCCGATCCTTGGGGTTCTAAAACAAGTGGAAACTCTTATAATTTCTCCCCACACAATTTGCATTCGCAATGCTCTTGTCCCTTGTTGTCGGTCCACCTTTCAATCCTCTGGTGGCCGATTCTCTTGCACACGAACGCACAAAGTTTGCTCATATACCAATTAAACCATCTGTTCCTTAGTGTCATCTTTTTTCTCCTTTATTGTAATCCTACTACTGAAAATCCTCTGCCTGCCCACATCAACAGGTGAACGACAAAAAAGCTAGTCAACACCCCTGCGCAGAACCAAAGCGCTTTCTCTACCGTTTCTTTCTTCATGAATCCCCCATGCTTTGGCGGAGCCGCTTTTCACTGTGTGCTCGCAACCCCGCGTTTGTTCGTTGCCTACGCCACCTCTTTCACTTCGACTTCCGCTCCGTACGGCAAGGCCACCCATTTTCCTTTGGTGACGGGCTTCAACCCCTTAGCGCCGTTCATTGGGACGAATTCTGTGCGTTCTCCCTCTATCATTAGGCACACACTCCCGCTTTCCAAACCACGCGCTACAAGTGTTTTCTCTAGTTCGCCACTCTTTTTACCACTCCACAAACAAACATCTCTCTTTACTATAGTCATAAAAACCTCCAGTTGGGGCTAGCCGCTATGCGGCCGCCAGTTAGATAGTCGACCCCCCATACCGTATGGGTCGGGTCCCTTCTCATGCCTCACAAGGCAGTACGTACTCCATAACCTATACTATCTAGCTCTCACAGCTACCTCTATGGGAGAAAAATATCTACAGGGAAATATATCTACAGGTCGATGGAATCGCCTATCTATAGCCTCTTTCAGCCTCTTTCAGCCCACCTCAACCACCATACCACACAATGTATATATTTGTAAAGACCCTATACCCCCCCTACTAGGACTGGGTCCCCTCCCCCCAGAGGGGAAGAAAACCTTCAGGAAAATATATCTACAGGCCTATCTTTTCGAAAAACCGTGGTTATGATATAATGATTTTGGTGGTGCAGGAGAGGCGCTTATTAGAAACGAACACGCCTTTTTTGAACGGGGGTCTTCTGTGGCATGACAGATAGCCCCCCTTCAGCACCAAAATAGAGGGAAAGGAAGATAATGGTGGAATGTAAAGAATGTCAGTGGTGTAGGTACTACAATATGCATTCAGAAGCCGAGGGAACTTATTATTGTGATAACCCCAGAGTGTTGGAGTCCTTGAGAGTGATGTACACCTACAGCCCGATGCGTTTTTTGGATGCAAATATTACGCGAAAATGGCTTTGCAAGAAGGACAGCTAGAGTATGATGAAGCCTTTGATGGTTCAAATGATTATTTTTCATAAGGAGATTAAATGGAAAAACACAAAACGGAATGGAAAGCAAAAAGATCTAGGAAATACACTAGACCAGACATATTAGTAGAATTAAGTGTTTGGCAACTCGAAAAGAAGGACAACCTGCAATTAAAGGTTGGAAGTCCAGGGAGCGTAGGATATATACATAATGTAAATGTAGAGGACCTAGAATGGATGTTAGAGGAACTCAAACGGGCGATAGACATTGCCAATGAGATAATGACGTAAAATTTTATAGGAGAGCAATATGGTCATAAGCACAAAAACAATTGAAATTGAAAGTTGTGATAACTGCGGAAAGGACCCCTCTTATAACAGATGCTTAGGTTGTGGATTAACCTTTTGTTATGACTGCGAAAAAACTAAACTTCACACCTACCCTTTTTCATTATATTTTTGGGGGTAGTGCAGAAGGAAAATTCTGCCATAAGTGCGACGCCAATCCTCCTGATCATGCGGAGGTAATACATTCTCTATATTGCAAGATGGCAATGCTCCGCAAGGAACGAGAAGCGTACCATAAGAAAACAGACGAAGAAGGCAAACAAATAACGGATGCGATTGAAGCTATTCGTAACAGATGGTAGGAGGAATGATGAAAAAGAAAACGAAAAGATGGTTGTGGTTTACGGTGGCAACAGTGTTTGTAATTACGTCGTGGACGGGGATGGGGATATGGGAATGGTATAAAGGTTTCCAAGCGGATAAGACACTTTCCTATTTACAATTAGCGGATGACGCTAGCGATCCACAAGTGAAAGCTGACTATTTAGAAGAATTCGTAGTGAAAATTAAGCAAAAGGACCTTCCAGAATACGCGGCATTTATCAAAAAAGTAGAAAGGGTTAGCATTGTCCAACAATTAATAGTAGTAGAATCATTGGTTAAAAGGTGTAAAGAGACTGCACAACTTCCTAGAGAATCTTTTGGTTTTGCTCAAGGCATGGAACAGATCACAGGCCAAGAATTTGATCATGCCGTAGATTCTGTACAATCTGTGTTCTATAAGGCCTTAATGATGCAATACGGGTTTATACTATACTATACTTGTATTTGGTGGCTTATTCTCAATTTCTTATTGTCATGCGCCCTTGTAATGATGCTCATTTGGGCTGCTGATACTTACTAATTTTATGCGGGGTAGAGCAGTCCGGTAGCTTAACAGGCTCATATCCTGGTGGTCGTCGGTTCGAATCCGGCCCCCGCTACATGCGACCATAGACTAATTGGTTAGGTCACCACTCCTTCACAGTGGAGATTGCGGGTTCGAACCCCGCTGGCCGCACAACAAAAGGAGAAAGAAAATGTATAAGTTTCAAGAAGGTGGGTTACCAATATTAGCATGGCTAGAAAATCAAGAAGATTTGGAATCGGGGGCAGCTAAACAAGCGGTTAATCTATCTCTCCTACCTTTTGCGGTTGGACACATATGTTTGATGCCAGACACTCATCAAGGGTATGGCATGCCAATTGGTGGAGTACTAGCTACTAAGGATGTAATAATCCCCAATGCCGTAGGAGTTGACATCGGCTGTGGAATGTGCGCGGTTAAAACTAACATCAAAGTTGAAGAGCTGACCCAGGAAAAGATCAAGAAGCTGTTCGGAGGCAGCAAGGGATATCACGGTGGGATACGTTCTGCCATACCTACAGGTTTCAATCATCATAGCAAGAAACAGGATGAACGTCTGATGCCTCCCCTTCCCCAAAGTTGTGAATATCTGCGCGAAAATGACTTTATTATTTATCAGGAGTGGTCCTCTGCTAGAAAACAGATAGGTACTCTTGGGGGTGGTAATCACTTTATTGAGATCCAGAAGGACGAAAAAGATAACGTCTGGATTATGCTTCACTCCGGCAGCCGGAACCTTGGGTTCAAAGTGGCCAATCATTATAATAAAGTGGCCATCGAACTTAACAAGAGATGGCTTTCTTCTGTACCTAAGAACCACGAGTTGGCGTTCTTACCTATCTCTTCTGAAGAAGGTGTTCGTTATTCAATGGAGATGAGTTATTGCGTTGATTTCGCTTTTAACAGCCGCAGGTTGATGATGACTAAGATTGAGGAGATTTTTGCAGATGAATTCCCTCATTATAATTCTATTGTAGAGCATAATATAGCTCATAATTATGCTGCAATTGAGAATCATTTCGGAAAAAATCTGATTGTTCATAGGAAGGGGGCCACTAGGGCTTATGAGGATGCAGTGGGGATCATCCCAGGTTCCCAGGGTGCTGCCTCCTACATAGTTAAGGGACTAGGAAATCCTGCCTCCTTCAAGTCTTGTAGCCATGGAGCGGGCAGACGTATGAGCCGGACTAAGGCCAAAGCACAACTTGATTTGGCTACCGAAATAAAGAAGATGAATGACCAAGGAATTGTTCATGGCCTTAGGAACGTGGCAAACCTAGACGAAGCTCCTAGTGCCTACAAAGATATCGACGTAGTCATGGAAAACCAAAAGGACCTGGTAGAGGTCCTATACAAGCTCCAACCCATGGCGGTAATAAAAGGATGAAAATGTACAGGAAAAGCTGGGTCCCATTCCCCAATCCTTCTAGGGCGTGGAAAGAAGGCAAGCTTAGTAATTTTCCGGTTTGCTGTATTGTCTATTTCATTCTTAGAGAGCCGTTTATGTGGCTGAGGGGATTTTTCCCTTGGCCCGGCTATTTTTGGAAATTTAGAGAGATGATTAGTATTGATACTAGTTATCGACACTGTCCATTTCATAGTATATGGTATAGAATAGTAGGATGCCCAAAATGGGAAAAAGTCGATGGAGAGAGACGACTAGTATGAATCTTAGAGTTTTACAGTTTAAATTGAAGTGTCCAACTGCTGAAATCCATCCGTATCTGGGTTTATAGATAATGGGGGCGGGTCTAGATGGTATGTTACACCAATTACTTTTCGTATGCTCTGCCTTTGAATCTTTTGATGAAGATCTAAAGCTCCTATTGTGGCTTCAGCCTCAGTTTTATAAATATTCTCTCCTGGCACCACACAGTTTTCACAATTTGGGAAATCAGGAATGACCCAGGGGAGTCTTGTAGGAAAAGTGTCTTTCGTAATGTGACCAACTGGTATGCCCCTATTGGTCTTACCAACGACGATCTTACACGTTTCATGATAGCCTGTTTCTAGATACCAGGCATAATAAACTGTAAAAAATCTTCTAGGCATTTACTCTCCTCGAATCATTTTTAGGATTTTTTCGTGTCCTTTTATTGCTTGACTTACCGTCGCGTATCGTTCTTGGTATTCATCGTGTTCCCCACCAAAAACCATGGTTTCAAAAAGGATAGGAGGACCTTCACCAAAGTTATGGTCAACCCCCAAAAACACAGTAGATACTTCAACAAGTGGATCCAGATAAAGTATGTCATCAAGTATGGCATCAAGTGTGATTCGACTGGCGTTTTTAAACCATTCCCCCCATGTTATTAATCCTGTCTTGCTTATTTTACCTTGGTCATCTATAGTGTATTTATCCGTAAAAATAACATCATTCTGAACGTTGCTCATCAACGTTGGTTTTAGGGTTACCCCCCCAATTTTGATTGCCACGTCTTTGGCTTTGTATGTGCGGTTTATTTTTGCCATAAGGCACTAGTCTGGTTAATACACTGGCAATATTTGGTTTTGAAATTATACATGAATCTATTGAAACCGTTATTTAAACAGGCATCCTTACAATCAATCCAGCCTATAAATGAAGGATCAAAGGGATCTTTTTTTTCTGGGATGACATCACATACATACTTTGGGAGTTTTTCTTCGGTCCAACCACATCTAATTTTCATTGTTATACTCCTATGTTTTTAAGTACGCCCATGTGTTTTCTATATTGAGCTACCACATTAAATTCTCCTCTTTTAATTGTGGGATGGCTAATTTTGAAAGGTTCTGAACATTCCATAATGGCGGAGAACACGGCGATCTTAGTTGGCCTTTTTGTCGGTTGCGTGTATCTAGCGCTAATACTATGTTCAGTAGACGCATATTCACTGTCATAGACAATGTCATAAATGAAAGCTGGGATTCCATTGATGGTTGGAGATAAAATTGGGATTGAGATCATCGCTTTCAAGGAACTAGGAATAAACATCATAGATTCTGGCATCCACGCTACACATTTTGTATACAACTTTATTTTAAATAAGAAGGTTCCGTTTTCAACCACTGGTAAGAGGTCATCTTGACCGTGGGCCTCCCAAAAGTCTCCGTGGTTTTTAATCAGCTCTACGTGCGGTTCAATATTCATTATCTATAGTTTAGTGCATTCTGAACCCACGGGTAAAGATATTCCTCTCTATCTTTACAGGCTGTAGATATCCGTGTTAAATTTTTATTTGAGGAGGTAAAAATGACCGAAAAAGAAGGCAATTACACTTTTAAGTATGTATACGCCACACCTGACAAACTTGATGATGTTATGTACAATCCTGGAGAGCTCATGAACACAGCTAGGGTTGATTTTTCTTATGTTAGTTGCAGTAGTACAACGACCGGCCCAGGAGAAGGGTCTATGAGATTTGATAAAGCTACCAATCAGGTTCAATGTTATGATGGCAATAATTGGATCCCCCTTAATGGGGGGATTAAGATTACCCCTAGGGGTGGTAGCATAGATCAAATTACTTGGGTCGTTGAAGATAATAATATGAATTATAGAATGCGTAATTATCGAATTTCCTGCCAAGCTATTAGAATGTTCCTTGAAAAGGGCTGGGTTGGCGATACAATTAAAGTAACAATTGAAGAAATGGAAAAAATCATTCATATGGATAAAGGCATCCCTGATGATGCCTTTGTTAATAGAGTGGGGGTCAATGCGTCTCATGCGGCGTTAGACGTTTGGGTTACTTCTAAAGAATTTGAGGTTGTCAAGGATACAGACCCAATCCCCCTGCATACTTTGGAGATAGAAACTACTAATGGAAATTGGAAACTGGAAGATAAAAGAGTGCCCTAATTGTTGCATTCCTTATGACATGATTGGGGCTGGGTGCAGGAGAAGCTATTGTACTAGAAAATTCCCGCATGGGAAGCGATACGATTACGCAGTGAGTTATGTATGTCATAAATGCGGTAAGAAAGAAAACGAATTGATAAAGGACGAGGTATTATGGGAAAAAATAAGGGAAATCGGACGTCTGATGTATGCAAGGTAGTTCCTGCATCATCTATTAAGAAGGTAATAGGAAATGACATGCTGGATGCCATGAGTTATCTGTTGTCGGACTTTGACAGGCATTCTTTCTGTACTACAGAAAAAATGGATGCTTCCACAGCTAAGATGATTGTAGAAATGATTAATGAAAGCCATGTAATGTTAAATGGTGACTACGCGTCATTAAAAAAGATTGCTATGGCTTTGTCCAATTATCCAAGATCTGAATTTAGTTTCATGGACTACGACGGAATTCAAGAATGGCACGTTAAAGTAAAACTTAAAATGACACAAGAGGAAGCTATGCAAATAGCGGAAGTTAGAGAATGGCTCTACAATTCTGAAAGTAAATACCGGTATAGAGCCCTAGAACATGGAGGGTATACCTATATTGAATACCCTAGACAATACGGGGGCAAAATAAACGAATTCAGTAATCTTAAAGAAGCGATTTTAGAATGCTATAAATATAATTTGAAGGATTTATGGAAGGGGGAGCTTATGAAGGGGAAATTTATGGAATCAGTATTAATTAAAGAAATGCCAAAAGAGATGGAAGATAAATTTGGGCATGATAACGTAATCGGGACTTGTTGTAAGTGCCAAATTTCAGTCGTAGAAAAACATCTTAATACTACATCTTATTCTACAAATTTAGGTAAAATAGTGGCGTCTAGTGTTTATTGTAAAAGATGTTGGGATCAGATGTTAGATAGGATGGTGCATTTACTTGATCAACTTGATGATGGATCAATTAGTAAACTGTGTAATTTTGCTAGGAACATTGATTATGAAGGTAAATTCACTCTCAAATTTCAGAGCACTGATTAATGGGATCCCCGAGCCATGTGTTTATGGGCAGTCGAATGTGTACGATTTATCACGATATTACAGAGGATAGAATGTCAAAACCTACGAGTCAAGCAGATGTAGTTAATGAGATGATTAACGCAGACATGATAGACAACTTTGATTTTAAAGCCACATTAAATTTGGTTAAACATATTAATATTAATTATGGTAATATTATTGTGTATTACAAATCCCATGGTCAACATATAATAGATGTAAGAGGTGCATATAGAGATTGGGCAGCCCATGGGACTGTTGATGATACTAGAATGGTCTGTGATAACTTAGAACGAGGGCTCAAGTTTGTTTTAAAGAACTTGTATACTAATGATCACAGATTTAACACAAAAAATTCGGAACAAATTTAATGGAAACCTTTGTTACTTCAGATCAGCATTTTGGTCATCGCAATATTATAAGACATTGTAGTCGCCCTTTTTCGTCTGTCTTTGAGATGAATCAATACATGATAGCCTATTGGAATAACACTGTTACTAATAATGACATTGTCTACCATTTGGGTGATTTTGGCCTCGCCCCCCAAAACGTCCTCCAAAAGATTTTTAGACAGCTCAATGGGAAAAAAATCATACTTGTAAAAGGGAATCATGATAAATCCGATAAATGGATGTTAGAAATAGGATTTGACGAGGTACATAAATACATAGATTTAAAGTTAGAAAAAAAGAAGATTTTCATGGGGCATGTGCCCATGTATACGATTTATCACGATATCATGATCTGTGGTCACATTCATAAAGCCGCCAAGATAAATGGTAACATCGTTAATGTGGGGGTGGATGTGTGGGATTATCGCCCTGTTTCCTTAGATACTCTTATTAAACTAAAATTAGATCGATCCAAAACAAAATACATGATCACTGAGATAGAGGGAGAAAATAATGAAAGATAGAAATAATCTGGTGCATTTTTTAAAAGAGACAAATGTCGAAGGCCCTCGTTATTTCCCCCACATAGGTTATGCAGATTTTCATCACATCGCAGATAAATTAATAGAACTTTTAGAAGAAAATGGAATAGAAACCGCTAAATTATGGGAGGCATTAGATGTCAGACGAAAAGAAAGTGATACAGTTTCCAGGGAATCCAAAAGCACCAACCCCAGATGTGAATAGCGTGCCACCAAGTGCA